TACTACAACTACAACGTCAACGTCTACTAGTACGACTACAACTACTACAACAGTAGCCCCTGGATATTACACTTGGAATCTTTATACTAATCAATCTAATTTAACTACAACTAATATTTGTAATAATACAGCACCTTTAGTTACTCTATACACAAGTGTTGCTTCATTAGGCGTAGGTGTAATATTGTATACTGATACAGCATTAACTACACAATATATAATAAACAATACACCTAGTGGTGGATGTGTTGGACTTGGAACACCAGGAAGCACAGTATGGGCAAGAGGTAGTTTCCCAGGAACTGGTGAAATTCAAGGAACTGCAGGCACTTGTTAAAACACTAAAAAATAAATAGAGCACATCATAAAGGGTGTGCTCTATATAAAATATAAAAACATGGCAAATAGCAATAATCAATTAAAAGCATACGTTCGTTTCGATGGAACAGGACGTATTGTACCAAGCAGCTTAATCTTACAAAGATTTAAGCCTAAGGTTGGTAACTGGCAAGAAATTCCAGCAACAGAATGTTGTACACCTACTCTTCCTTCAAACTGTATTGAGTTTGTTGTAAACACAACAGAAACAACAGAATTTATATTCAGCTTTAACACTACAGGACCTATCAACTTCACTATTGATTGGGGTGATGGTACAACACATCCTGATTCAGGAGGTGGTGGATTCTACGAAGAGTCACATACATATCCTCAACAGGGTACACAATACACAGCTAGGATTTGTTTTGACACTCCTGAGGACGTTCTAGAGTTAAGCTTTTATGGTAACGACTAAATACAACTAAAAATGGCAGCAGTAATAACATCAATAACAGGTTTACAAAACCTACCCAATCTGCGAGACTTTAATGCAGATTGGAATTCACTAACTACAGTAAATCTATCTGGACTTGCAAATCTATTATATGTAGATATAAGTGATAATTATGTACTTGATGCTAGTGGTGATTCATCTTTAACTAGTGTTAATCTATCTGGTTGTACAGCTTTAGAAGAACTTCGTTTGGACGATAGTGATTTCTCAGCTGGCATTCCTAGCCTTGCAGGACTTACTAGTTTGACTAACCTTGATCTGGATCAATGTCTTATAACAGGAGCTTTAGATCTTTCTATGCTTTCTGCACTAGAAAGCTTTGATCTTAGTAATAACACTGGTTTAACATCAGTGACATTACCTGCATCAAACATTAACGATGCTAATCTTTATGGCACTGCTCTTTTACCTGCAGTTGTAAATACTATATTACAACAATTAGATGCTAATGGTGTAATAAATGGATATGTAAGCATGGAAGATGGTACAAGTGCTGCTGCAACAGGTGCTGGTATTACAGCTATATACAGTTTAGAAGCTAAAGGATGGCAAGTTTATACAAATGCCCCTACAACTACTACAACAACTACAACTGTAGCACCAAATACATTTAATGTAACTAATAATGGTACAGGAAATTATGTAATAGATGGAGTAGCAAATCCTACATTGAGTTTAGTAGAAGGAGAAGTATATACATTTGTTATAGCTGCAGTTGGACATCCATTCTGGATTAAAACAGTAAGTTCAACAGGTACAGCAAATCAATATAATACTGGGGTAACTAATAATGGAACAGATAGTGGAACAATAACATTTGTAGTTCCAGTTGGTGCACCTGCTACGCTATATTATAATTGCCAATACCATTCTGCAATGGCTGGTACAATTCTTATAACACCATAATGGCTAAATCATTATTTCCAGAAGAAATGTTAAGTAATGCAACTGGTAGCGAGCTCTCATTAGAGAGTATCGCTGCTAAGCTTACTTACTTTCATGAGCAATTACATCTGACTCACTGGCAAACAAAAAGCTATGCACAACATCAATCCACAGGAGCATTGTATGATTATGTACATGATTTCAAAGATGGATTGATTGAGAAACTTATGGGCTATACAGGTAAAAGACCTGGAGCTTATAAAATAGAACCTCTTATAGATTGCACAGCTGAAAAATGTGTATCAGATATAATGTCATTCGCATCATCATTAAAGATGTATGGAGAGAAGAACTCATATCATGATGTATGTAACTTAGCTGATGCATTATCTGGTGAGGCAGCTAAAACTAAATACCTATTAACCTTGTCTTAATGCAAGTAGAGAAGAGATTCTTCCCAAAAATAATGGCTGACAATGATGCAATATATTTCTCGCATCTAGAAGGCATTATAGATTCAGTTGATGAATTATCTACCATGGAAGTTGTAAAACATCCTGATCATTATTCATTTAGAATCGCTCCTTCTCTTCCTATGTATACAAACATGTTAATAGAGGAACTCTTTAAGTTCCATAATAGATTTCAGATCAAACTAAATATGAGTAAGAGCATTAAAACAAATGCAGTTATTTCTTTTGAAATTGATTTGGGATGATTATATTTGTTCAAACTAAACCAAAAATAAAATGCACATAGTAAAAGACGATGAGACAGGCGCTACAGTAGTTCCTGCATACGACCCTTCAAAGAAGTACACTTGGCATCAAGATGCCCAATTCACTCTTTCAGGTAATGAATTTGGAATGATCTTAAACTCATTACGTGGAATTGTTTCTACGCCAGAGGCTAGAGTTATACTAAATGCAGCAAGTGCTGCTGACGTTATTGAAAGTGTGATGGCCAAAGCTGTTGAGACAGGACTAGTTATTGAATATCCAGAACAATAAATGAACATTAGAGAATTTGATATGGGCAAGTACATCTTACTGATTGGTAAGGATGCCACTGACATATTCAAATACTATAAGGTTAAAGAAATGCATGGGCTAAATCTAAAAGATGCTCAAGCAGAAGAGGTTGATAAGACTAAAGGTAATGGTGTATACATCTATGGGTTTACTAATTATGACCCAGCAGATAAAAGGCTAACAGCTAAAGCTCCTTATAAACCTTTTCTGTTTTTAAACATGGGCACATTTAAAAGATATAGTGCTGATGAACAGAAGACAGCTATAATGCATGAAACAATGCACATGGCTCTTCTCCTATATAAATGGGATGCTGAGAAAAAATCAGAAGAAATAGTAACAATGGCTGAAGATGAGGCTAATAAAATCATCAAAAAACTCAAAGGTATTAAAGTTATAAAATAATGGCAAAAATGAAAAAGATGGGTGAGTTATCTGCAGGTGTAGGTTCTCAACCTAAACGTCAAGGACCTGTAGACCCTAAAGGTGCATGGACTAAAGTACAAGAGCGTACATTAGCTGGTACAAAAAGTGGTAAGCCTGTATTGAAAAAAGATAAGCAACTTGGCGCTACCAAGATGGGTGCTAAAAAGAAGAAGTAAAACATGATCTTTGAGCCTGTTAACAGAATAGATGTATCTACACCCAAAGGTGATGGAACCATTTGGCTTGTTACAGAATATGGTCACGAAACTGATACAATGTATACAGTTATCATTAATGCCACAGGGGAGCTCTGGCAATTCATTCACAGAGATATTAGGGTGAAACCTAATGTAACATTTAGAAGGTATGGCAAAGCAATGGATTCAGAAGGCAACAGCCTCAATCAAGCGTAGAGGTACAGAGGGCAAATGCACTCCTATCACTAAACCTGGATGTACAGGTAAGGCTAAAGCTCTTGCCAAGACATTCAAGGCTATGGCTAAGAAAAGAAAAAATAAATAAATAAATATGAGAAATAATTCTTTAAAACCATACGCTAGGTTTCTTAAAAATGGTGATGTAGTACCAGGAACTCTTGCATTATATAAAAGCGCCCCTACTGTTGGTATTTGGAAAGAAATGCAACCTGTAGAGTATTTTAATAAAACTACTAAAAGTTATAGTGGAGTGATTAATGCTACATATCCAAATGCTTTATTAGCTAATAGTGTTGCTTATAGCTTAGTAAGTTTTCTTGATAGTTTAGGTGCTAATGCATATGATACTGTTTTAAATTCTACAACATGTTCAGATGATGTTAACGCTTCTGAATTTGCTAACATATTTAACATAGGTCAAAATCCTCCAGCATTAAATAACTATCTTGGACCATTTATGGGTGGTGGACTTGCTGGATATCCTCATACAGGGATATTAGGAGCACAAGCTTGGCAAAGTCACACTACATCAGATAATAATACGAATGGACCTTTGTTA